ACATACATTTGATACTGATGACATTGGTGAGGGAAGTTCAAACATCTACTATACTGATGCAAGAGCAAATTCAGCTATTGATGCGAGAGTAACTAATACATTTATAAATAATTTATCAGGAGTTGTTGCTGATACCGCTACAGCACTTGCAACAGGTAGAACTATAGCTCTATCAGGCGATGTAACCGCTTCAGGCGTTAGTTTTGACGGAACAGGTAACATAACTCTATCTACAACAATAGCAGCTAACAGCGTGGCTTTAGGAACTGATACAACAGGCAATTATGTAGCCACTGTAGCAGATGCAGGAAATTCAAGAATTACTGTAGCTAATTCAGGAAGTGAAACAGCAGCAGTAACTTTAGATATAGCAGACGATGCTATTGGAACAGACCAAATAGCAAATAATGCAGTTGCTTTAGGAACACAATCAACAGGAAATTATGTAGCAACGATTAGCGGAACAACAAATGAAATAGAAGTATCGGGTTCAGGTAGTGAAACTGCAACAGTAACAATAGGCTTACCTGATAATGTTACTATTGCAGGAAATTTAACTGTAAATGGCACAACAACTTCTGTTGATACACAAACATTAGAAGTTGAAGACCCATTAATAAAATTAGCAAAAAGCAATAGTGGTGCTGATAGTGTTGATATAGGTTTTTATGGTTTGTATGACACTTCAGGATCACAGGATTTATATGCAGGTTTATTTAGAGATGCATCAGATAGCGGTAAATTTAAACTATTTAAAGATTTACAATCTGAACCGACTACAACTGTTAACACAGGTGGAACAGGTTATGCAGTTGGAACTTTAGTATCTAATTTAGAAGGTGCTGTAACGGGTAATGCTTCAACAGCTACAGCTTTAGCAACAGGAAGAACAATAGGAATGACGGGAGATGTTGTTTGGACCTCTGCATCTTTTGATGGTTCAGGCAATGTAACTGGTACAGCCATTATACAACCTAATTCAGTTGCTTTATCAACAGATACTACAGGCGATTACGTAGCAACAATAACAGGTGGTACAGGTATTGATAGCACAGGTGCAACAAGTGGTGAAGGCATAGGACATACTTTAAGTTTAGACCTAAATGAATTAACGACTGAAACCTCTATTGCACAAGCTGATTTTGTTGCTATGGTTGATGCTACGGATAATGCATCAGGAAAAATAACTTTAAGCGATTTAGAAGATGAAATATTTGGAAATGTAAGTGGTGATATAGCAATAGCAGCAGGTGGTGCAGCTACAATACAAGCAAATAGCGTTGCATTAGGAACAGACACTACAGGGGATTATGTAAGCACAATAACAGCAGGAACAGGACTAACATCAACAGGTGCTACATCAGGTGAAGGTGTTGCACATTCATTATCAGTAGATGCTGCTCAAACTCAAATAACAAGTGTTGGTGCTTTAGATGGCGGTTCTATAACATCAGGTTTTGGAAGTATAGATGTTGGTTCTTCTGCAATTACTACAACAGGTATAGTTACAGGCGGTACATTAGCAGGAACTTTATCAACAGCAGCACAAACAAATATTACAAGTGTTGGTACATTAACAACACTCACAGTTGACGATATTACGATCAATGGCTCTACAATTTCAGATAGTGGCGATTTAACACTAGATGTTGGTGGAGATTTGACAATAGATGTTGATGGTGCGGATATTTTATTAAAACATGATGGTACACATTGGGGATCAATATATACAAACGCAACTCCTAATAATCTATTTATACAAAACATGATTTCTGATGGTGATATTTACTTATCAGGTAGTGATGGTGGTTCTAATATAAATGCCTTAATTCTTGATATGTCAGATGCAGGCACAGCTACATTTAATAACAAAGTTGGTGTAAATCAATCTTCACCACAAGCTCAATTACACACAACTATTGAGGGTAGTGTGCCTACTATAGCATCAGAAACAGTAGCAATATTTAACAGAAGCGGTGGTTTAAGTCATGAAGCTAATATATCTATTATTGGTGGTGCAACAGGTGCATCTAATATTCATTTTGGAGATACAGCAGATGAAGATATTGGGCGAATAAGATACGAACACGCTACAAGTGATGCAGACAACATGGCATTTTATGTAGCAGGTTCAGAAAAAATGCGTATTGATGCTACAGGTAATGTAGATATATTACAAAGCAATCATTTAAGGTGGAAACACGCAGCAGGTGGAACTATTAGAGGTTCTATTGATGCAGACAGTAATGATAATTTAATGTTCTATACAGGTTCTAGTGAAACTGAAAGAATGCGTATTGATGGTTCAGGTAAGGTTGGAATAGGTGGTACGCCAAGTGTTGCACAATTTGATATAAAAGCCAGTAATTCAAACAAATATATTTATTGCGATGATGGTACTAATGCACTATTAGAAATCAAAGGAACTAGCAGCGAATTAGCAATATCTTCACAAGCAACAGGTTTTTCTGCTTGGGAAGATATGCAACTTAAAGCACATAACATTTCATTCTATACAAGTGGCAGTGAAAGACTGAAAATTGATAGTGCGGGAACAGTAAACCCTGATGCTATTATAAATTTCATTAATCAATATGATGCAAATGTAGGCAATGGACCTTTTATTTATTTTAGTACCAGTGGCTCAATAACAGTTGGTACTGATAGTGCTTCAGCTAGAAATGTAATGGGTTTTAGAAATCCTAATGGTGAAATAGGTACAATAACAACAAGTGGTTCTTCAACAGCCTACAACACATCTTCAGATTACAGGTTAAAAGAAAATGTTGATTATAATTTTAATGCTCTTGATAGAATTTCAGAATTAAAACCTGCTAGATTTAATTTTATATCTGACCCAAATACAACAGTTGATGGCTTTTTGGCACATGAGGTTTCTAACATAGTTCCCGAAGCTATTACAGGTGAAAAAGATGCAGTTAAAGAAGAAGAATACGTAATTACACCTGCGGTATTAGATGATGATGATAATGTTATTATTGAAGCTGAAATGGGAACAAGAGAAGTACCTGACTATCAAGGTATAGACCAAAGTAAATTAGTTCCTTTATTAACAAAAGCTATACAAGAACAACAAGAACAGATTGATAATTTAGTAGCTAGAATAGAACAACTTGAAAATTAGTATATAATAAAATAAATATTAACTTATAGGAGAGATAATGAGTGAAGATAAAACTATGAAAACAGATCAAGAAACAACAAAAGAAGAACCTGTTGTAATAACTTACAATGGTACTGAATACAGGCAATCTGACCTTACAGAAGAACAGATGGCACTTGCATCTAGGTTAAATGTTATTGGTAGAAAACTAGCAACACTACAAGCAGCACACGATGATTATGTTATGACTAATGATTATAAAAATATTGTTATACAGTCATTTGAAAGAAGCATTAACCCTGAAGTTGTAGAAGAAGATAAGGAAGAATAATGCCAAGAGTAACTGCATCTGATGTAAGTGTAGAATTAGAAAAACACGAAATACAATGCAGTGAAAGATGGACACAAAACTGGAACAGATTAAGAAAAATAGAAGTTTCAGTTAGGGATTTAGACAATAAAACAGAAGCTAAATTGAATAAAATTGATTGGACAATCAAAGGCGGTTTGGGTGCTGTTATTTTAATCCTTTTAAGTGGCATTATTAGCTTATTAATTAAGTTATGATAGATAAACTCATTCAACCAGTCAGTAAATTATTAGATAAATTCATACCTGATGCTGACGAAAAACAAAAAATAGCACATGAAATTGCTACTATGTCAGAAAGACATATCCACGAAATTGCAAAGGCACAAATAGAAGTTAATAGAGAGGAAGCTAAAGGTAATTGGTTTCAATCATCTTGGCGACCTGCTACAGCTTGGGTTTGTGTTGCAGGTTTTGCAATTAATTTCTTAATCAGTCCATTACTTGCACCATTTGGAATAGATATACCACAAGCGGATACAACAACTATGTTACCAGTTTTAATGGGAATGTTGGGTTTGGGTGGTTTAAGAACAATGGAACGAGTAAAAGGCGTTGGAAAAAATTAAATTAAATAGAGGTAATAACCAATGGACGAAATGTTTATAGAAGATATATCAATTATTGATTATGGAAGCGGTGGCATTTTCTTTTACAAAATACAATTAGAAAAAGATTTTGATATTGAACAATCTGTATTAAATCTTATGGATTTAAAAGGACATAAAGAAAGTAATTGTCATTGGTCAGTTATGTGCATGAACGATATTATTAACAATACAAATACAATAATAACGCATCAAGAGTTAAAAGCTATGGAGAATAAATAAATGACTTATAATCAGAATGAAATAAGTGAAGCTAGATTATACGCATGGAATTTATTAAAAGATTATTTAAAAGAATGTATTCAAGAAAATACTGACCCTTGTTCTGAGGAATTATTAGAGCAAATGAATATTTGGGAAGCTGAATATGATAAAAAATGCGATCAATATTATTCTGCAGGTAGGTTTCAAAATGGATAAAAAGGTGTTGGAAAAATTAAATTAAATAGAGGTAAATTATGAAAATAAAAGAAATAGTTAGTAAATTAAATTTAAGTAAATATCAATGGTTTCAAACTTTCTTGAAACAAAAATATGCACATTCAGTTATTGTTGGCGTAGTTATATTTATTGTTGATTGGTTTACAAACTTAACTTGTGATAACAGCGATATATCACAAGCATTTGTTGTTGGTTTTGTAGCTTGTTTAATATCTGCTTTCTTTATTTATAATCCACTTAAAAAATAATGATTGCCAAGATCAAGGAAATGTTACTTCGGCATGAAGGTTTGCGACTATTTCCGTATCAAGACCATTTGGGATACCAAACTATAGGCATTGGGCGTTGTATTGAAAAAATAGGTATAACAGAAGATGAAGCTATGTATTTACTAGCAAATGACATAAAAAGGGTTGAAGATAATTTAGATAAAAATTTTGGTGCTTGGCGTACATTTCCTGAAAAAGCTAGATTAGTTTGTATTGATATGACCTTTCAAATGGGTATTACAGGTTTTATGGGTTTTAAACAAACAAGGCAACTCATGCAAGATGGGTTATGGCTAGAAGCCAGTGAAGAAATGTTGCGTAGCAAATGGGCGACACAAACTCCGCATCGTGCATTATACAATTCAAGACAAATAGCGTTGTGTCATAATGGCAAAGACAACGGAAGACCATCAAAATAATTCAAGACTTGGTGCATTAGGCGAAAGTTTTGTGCAAACATTCTTGCTTGAATATTGCGATTGGTGTTATCCTACTCAGGAGAAACACCCCGCAGACTTATTAGTAGAATTAGGGTCTGCAAAATATACAATACAAGTTAAATCAAGAAGGGAAACCAAAGAAGGTAAATATGTTTTTGCTGTTGAAAATTCTAGAGCATTATCAGAAGTTTATAAGCAATATCATTGCGATATTCTTGCTTTTGTTTTCTTTGGTGAACTTGGAAAACATATCAAGTTCCAACCAAATAACAGTACGCAACAGTATTACACCTTTACTAAAGAAATTATAACTCCAACCTTAGAACTTGATAGCTTTAAAGAAACCCTAGATACGTTAAGTTCTGTACCAATAATAAATCCACTATTAAAATAATACTTGTATATTTATATATTTATGTATATAATACTCTCATGTTAAATAAAAAAGGAGTAATTAACATGAAACAAGAAAATGTAATACAAGAACTAAAATCAGAAATAGAATTATTACAAGATCAAAAAAAATCTTTGCAATCTAGACAAAAGGGTATGGCAGATAGAATAATTGATCTTGCAGATAGTATAAAAAAGTATAACCAAGAAATTAACAGTATCATTGAAAAAATAGAAATACTTCAAAATCAATTAAAAAAAGGGGGTGAATAATGAAACTAGAAAATAGAATTATACAACTAGAAAACATGATTGCCATGCGACAAGACATGAACAAAAAGTTTGGTAGCTACTGTTCACAAGAAGAAATTGATGAACTACAACAAGAGTTAGACAAAGCAAAAAGAGATCAAAACAAGGGGGAAAAATAATGTTAGGCGTAGGCAAAACAGGAAAAGGCAATCAAACAACTAAGGCTGACTATGTACAAAAGTTGGCTAAAGTTATAGGCAACAATCCTCAATTACATGATGCTCTTAGAAAAAGAGAGGGTGAGCATTATGAGTTCATTAAGACAGTATTTCGAACACAATGGTCTGCTAAGTTCTTTGAAAGAATAGTAGATGCTTATTTAAAGGAAACTGTATAATGGCAATCAATAAAAAGGTTACAAAAAAATATAGTCCTTTCAATAAATCGAGTAATAAAGAGGGCGAAGGTGTTTTGGCTATGTTCTATAAAGATAAAGGCAATGGATCAAAACAGAAACCAAATTTAAAAAATTTGAGAAAGAAAAGAAAAATTGCAAAGAAAATGCGACAAAAAAATAGGGGGAAGAAATGAACTACCGAATTACAACAACAACAAACAGTATTAAACAAGGTAAGAAATTAGAAACTACCATGTATGACATTTATGCTGAAAACTTACTTGATTTATTTAATAGTTTAGAAAAATTAAAAAGCAAACATTGTATATACAATGACGAAATTGTATCTATAAAACTTATATAGGGGGAAGAAATGAGATACGAACTATATGTATTAACAAAAAGAAACTTTTGGTGGTTAGCTATTAAAACACCACATGAAGAATATTTTAATTACAAGAAAAAAAACTTTATCAAAGATGGATTTAAAGTAAAAGAAGTTATAAAAAAAATAAACAATGGCAAATAACAGATCAACAAAAGCACAAGTATTAAAAAGATTTCCTAACTCCTCTATATCACAAGCTGACACATTAATGTTGAGTTATAAAGATGGCAAAAAATGGGAACAAAGTCCTATATGTATGAATTTAAATTGCAGAAGCACAGAACTACGCTACGAAGGAAAGAATGAAATATATGATGTAGATGTTTACACTTGTTTGGATTGCAAAACAATTTCAGTACAAGGTTATGAAACTATAAGAACAGGTGGTAATGTAGGCTGCAAAGAAGATTTATATGAAGCTAGAGGTTGGTAAAAATGCTAGAAGATTTATTAGTTAAAATATCTGTAGTAGGAATGTTTATTTGTGCGTGGTTAATATATGTCATAACAAACAAGGAGAGTTTTTTATTATGAATGTAAAATTTTATTTATTAGGTGGCGGAGAATTAAATATTCCCGCAAGAGCAGTAAGCGGTTTTTACAAAGACGATATAACGGGTAATGTTATAGTTGTAGTAGATTTCAAAGGGGTTCAACGACAAGAGTTTAAGGTTAGAGATAGCATAGACGAGGTTAAGTATATTTTGGGGATAGCTACATGAAACCAATAGGTAAGATAACAAGAGATGATATTTGCACCCATTCATTAGTGCCTTATTTGTTTGATGAAGGGCATTTTAAGACCAAACAAGAGGTTTTAAACGATTGTATAAGGGCAAGGCATGGGGAGAACATAAGAACAGCACAGACGTTGCGACAAAGAACAGGAGATGTATTAGAAAAACCATTAATCCATGAATGTATGCAAAGACTAGGAATTACAGAATATCAACCTGAAATTAATGAAAAGGTAATACACCCATTTTTGCCATTAGAGGGTTCTTTAGATGGAATAGCAGAAGCAACCAATATCAAGATTGAACCTAATGCGGAACAAGGTATTTATGTTATGGGTTCAAGTTGTATTTTCTTAAATGGTGAGATGCCGATAGAAGTAAAATGCTCTAGTCAATTTCCAACTGATGAACCGCCTAATTGGTTAGGAGTTATGCAATTAAAAGCAGCTATGAGTTCATTACAGGCAAAATGCGGAATACTTATAATTTTATTTCAATCTACAGATTTAAGAATATATTTGTACAGTAAAGACCATGAGTTTGAGAAACAATTAGAAGAAAAAGTTATGGACTTTGATCGCAGAATTACCGAAGAAGATTATTTTACACCGCACATAACAAAAGATGCTTACATTAAATATCCTAATGCAAAAGATGAAACAAAAATATTAAAAGAAGATACTGCTGATTTATTAAACCAACATGAAACAACAAAAGATATGATTAAAAAGTTACAAGTTGTAAATGACAAGATACAGGCACAAATCATGGACGAATTAGGCAATTCAAGTGAGGGAAGAATAGGCGATTGGATAGTGCAATGGAAAACAAGAAAATACAAGGCACAGCCTGAAAAGATAATACCGCCAAAAGATGCTTATGAGATTAGAAGTAAAACATTAACTATTAAAAAGGGCAAATAGATATATGAGAGTAGTAGGTTTAATGGAGAGTTTATCCTTTGCCCTTAACCTAATTATAAATTAAATATTATTTATGCAATACGAAATAACTAGCAAAAAGGATATTTTTAAATTAATATAAATATTGGAGAGAAAAAATGGAAGATATGAATAAGAAGGCATTATGGATACCGCCTGACTTACATAAAGCAATTAAAATATTTGCAATCAAACAAAATATGAATATTGAAGCAGCAACGCAACTTTTATTAAAGTTGGGTTTATGTTCTTATTCTGAGGAAAAAGAAAATGACAGAACATAGTCAATTAGTTGCAAAAAGATTAGAAGAATTGCAAGAAGAAGAAAAAGACAAATCTATTAAATATTTTTATTTTGAAAAAAGACCCAATGGAGATACTTTTAGAGAAATTGGATTTTACAGTGGCAGAAAAGAAACAACATTTATTGAAAATGGTAAACGCTAGAAATAAGGGTGCTGCATTTGAAAGATATATTGTTAATATGCTAAATACATATTTTGAAAACAAAGGAATAGATAAGAGAGTAAAACGCAATCTAAATCAATATCAAGAAAAAGGTCAAGCAGACATTTATTTAGATAATATAGCTATTGAATGCAAGAGATATAAAAGCGGGAGTGGTATGCCTAGAAATAATTGGTGGACACAAACATTACAAAGTGCGGGAGATAAATATATACCTATTTTAATATGGAAGTATGACAGAAAACCACCACAGGCTATAATACCTGCATGGTTAATGTCAGAAGTTCCAAGATCAAACAAAGTAACTTTAATGTGTCCTTTAGCGGATATTTGTAAGAATTTAGATGAAGTCTTACAAAAAGCAAATGGACGTTAATAGCTTTTTATTAGAGGAAGATTTTGAAGATTATTGCAGAATGGCGTATCAAAGAATTAACGTAGCGTGTGAATTTCTTGGAATAATTAATGATGAAGATTTTGAGAGTTTTAAGGCTAGAAATTATTCAAGACTTGAAACAGATTATTTATCCAGTATTGATAAAACAATACATTAACTATAGGAGAGTATTATTATGGATATATTAGGTGGCATGAGTAATGCTAACGAGGGTTCGCAAATGTATCTTGCGTTTAAAACACAACAACAACAATGGTATGTAAATGGTGAAACACCCATTGAATTTACCTATATGCAAGTTGACCCTGCATCATTTAAATCGGGTTGGGGTAAATATACTCCTGTTAGCGGTTATGAATATGTTTGGGATAATAAATTTGGAGTTATGGACACAAGACCCGATGAAGATTTTAGAAGGGCATTTAGTGCATGGGTAATGCCACAAGGGACTGCAAGTCCTTTACTTTGGCAAAGGTTCACTTATGCAGAAAGTACCGCATTTAATCAATTACTTGGAACATTTTGGAATGCAAAAGAAACAGCAGGTCAAAATTTACCAGTAGTTAAATATGAAGGCTCTAAAGAAATTACTATTGGTATGGGTAAATCTTCAGAAATAACTTTTAGCTTTGCAAAATTTGCACCAAGAGCCGATGGTTTTGTTGTTCCTAGTTGGTATTATGAAGATACAAATACTAATGAAGAAGAATTTAAGTCACCCAATGATGGTCTGCAAGATTTAGTTAATAAGCAGATAAATGAAAGCAATGATTTATTGAATGACGAAGATATACCTTTCTGATGCAATCAATAGATTGGCAAAAGATAGCACCTGAGGTTGCATTAGAACTTCTAGGCGAACCCAAGATCAAGAAAACTAACGAATGGCGTTGGAATAATAAAGGTTCTTTGGTTTTAAACTTAGAAGCGGGAACATGGTGGGATTTTGAGAATGATACTGGCGGTGGTATTATTGATTTAATCAAACATCTTAACCATGATGTTAATACAATTTTAAAAAGGTTTGGTTATGACTTGACATTACGTTCAAATTACTCCTTTATAAAAAATAGCAACAATCCCCCTGTTGCTAAAAGTAATGTCAAGTCTTTTACAAGGCAGCAAATGATTGACCTTTATAAACAAGCTATTGTAAAGGTCAAATACGCTGATAACTTTATGGTTTTAAGATTTCCTGAAAATCATCATATAAAACAAAAATACGCACCTTTTTCACTAAATCCTGATACAAGTTGGTCTTTAAAACGTCCTGACATGGCGTTGTTGCCAATATATTATCAACCCAATGGTAAAGACAAGCCTGTTTTAATTTGTGAGGGTGAGAAGGCTATGCGTGGTGCAGAACAAATATATGATGGAGATTGTGTTACTTGGCATGGTGGCGTAAACGCTTGGGATAAAGCAGATTGGTCACCTATCTTTGGTAAAGAGGTCTATATTTTTCCTGATAATGATACAGCAGGATTTAAATGTGCTAACGCTATAGCCAAATATCTAAAAAGAAACGATTGTAAAGTCAAAGTAGCACAACCGCCAAAAGATTTTGCTGATAAAGATGATTTGTATGATGCTTATGAAAGTGGTTATTTTGACAACTCAAAAGCATTGGAAAGCTATATACAACAAAATGCGATCAAACCGCCAAGAGGTTCTTTGTACTTTCAAACTGTTAATGAGATTTTAGATAACATGAAAGAGCCTGATTGGTTGGTAGATAGATGTATTGAAAGAGGTACAGTTACTAGCATATTTGGCGCACCTAAAAGCGGTAAATCATTTATTGGTATTGCTATGGGTTGTGCTATAGCTACAGGAGAGGATTTTTATGGTTATAAAACACAACCTGCAACAGTATTATATTTAGCAGGTGAGGGTTATATGGGGGTTGGCAGGAGAATAAAAGCCTATGAGGAGTTTTATGGTAGGAGTTTAACTGATAAACCATTATTAGTGTCTAACAGGGGTTCAAGAATAGGAGATGATGAAGAATTTGCAATGCTACAAGATGTATGCAGGGATATAGAAGCAGAACATGGAAATATAGGAATGATAGTTGTTGATACTTTAGCTAGAAATTATGGTCTTAATGAAAATAGCACCGAAGATATGAATAAATTTATACAACGCATAGACGAATTAAAAGAGGAGTTTAATGCAAGTATGGTTATTGTCCATCATACAGGGCATGGTGCAAATGGTAGGGCTAGGGGTAGTTCAGTATTACCTGCTGCTCTTGACTATGAATTTAAAGTTGTTAGAGACCCTAACAGCGATGATAAGTCTATGCTTGTTACTTTGAAACAAACTTTAGTTAAAGATGGTACACCTATTGATGATTTATACTTTCAATTTAAAGAGCAAACATTATATGGCTATGAAGGTGTTACAAGCGGTGTTTTAGCTTTAACAGATCAATCACCACGTCAAATAGGATTATCTAAAGCAAGAGAAGAAACATTAGCTGCTATAGAAAAGATACAAAGAGAAAAAGCACCGCATGACCCTGTAAGTTATTGGGTTAAACATAGTATTTTATTAAGCGTTATGGATATAAAAGAAAGCACTTTAAAAAGCAGATTAAGAGATTTAAAAGATAATGAGTTAGTGCATTATAAAGAGGGTTATGGTTATCAATCAAAATCACTAGACAATGAGGTATTTTAACAATGATAGAACTTCCAAATAAAAAATATAGAACAATTTATGCTGACCCTGCATGGAATGAAGTGGGTGGCGGGAAAATAGTTAGGGGTGCTAATAGACATTATAGTTTAATGAAAACAGAAGATATAAAAGCACTACCAGTAGCAGAAATAGCTGATGATAATTGTTGGTTATATTTATGGGTTACTAATAATTTTTTAAAAGATGGTTTATCTGTAATGGAAGCATGGGGTTTTAGATATGTAACTAATTTTGTATGGACAAAAGACAGATTTGGTATTGGTTACTATTTTAGAGGACAACATGAATTATGTTTGTTTGGTGTAAAGGGTAATCTAAAACCCAAACATAGGAATATTAGTAGCGTACTAAATGTTCCAAAAACAAAACATTCTAGAAAACCTAAAGAAGCAAGAGATAAAATTCAACACATGAGTTATGAGCCAAGAATAGAATTATTTGCTAGGGAAAGAGTAGAGGGTTGGGATTGTTGGGGAGATGAAGTATGAAAAGTTTAGTTGGTTTACCTAATAAAAAATACAATACAATAGTCCTTGATCCACCTTGGAATATTACAATGGGTGCAATTCCAAAAAAAAGAAGACCAAACACAAAAACAAAATTAGATTACCCAACAATGACTTTAAATGAAATTAAGGCAATACCAATAGGAGAAATAGCAAATTTAGGCTGTCATGTATATACATGGACGACCAACAAAATGCTTCCATATACATTTGATGTATTAAAGTCTTGGGACGTAAATTATCACTTAACTTTAGTTTGGACAAAACACAATGGCATGACACCAAACTTTGCTTATAAATTTGCTACTGAATTTTGTTTACTTGGGTTTTATAAAAAACCTATGCAAAAATTTAAAAGATGCGGAAAGTTAAATTGGATAAGCACTAACGCACCAAGAAAACACTCTACAAAACCACAAGAATTTTTTGATTTAGTAGAAGAAATGTCGCCTGACAATTATTTAGAGATGTTTGCTAGAAATAAAAGAGATGGTTGGGACGTTTGGGGTAATGAAGTATGAATATATATAAATATAATAGGTTTGGTTTTGGTTTGGTTTTAGGTTTGGTTTTGGTTTGGTTTTTGACCGAAATCATCAAAAAGTTGGTTGGTTTGGTTTGTATTTCTAATACAACCAACCAAACCACTATGAGATTAACACATTATGACCAAACCTAATAATTCATTCTTTAATGATACTTTAGTTAGGAAATTAAAGAATTTAAGAATATATGAGCAAGAAACTTATTGTAAGTGGGGTCACAGAAAACGCATCTTTAAAATGGTAGGTGTAAATTTTGAAATAAAATTTTGTAGGGCTGAAATGTTGTTATCTAAATCATTACAAGATCAAGAATGCAATGTAGAAAAGAAAATTAAAATGATAGAAATGATGAATAGAGCATTTGAGCAACTTAATATAAAATGTGAAGAAAGTGGTTATGCTATGCTACAACCTGATACTAAATGTTTTTGTTTAGATAAAAAAATAATTGTTGTATGTGATACCGATGAACAAAAACCATTATTAAATAAAATACACAAACAAGAAAAAGATATTATGATATTTAGTATTGAGGAATTATTGAGATGTATTCCTAATGATTTTATGGAAGCTAAAAAGTTATTATCTAGTATTGATAAGAGAGTTAATTTTAAAAGAATAGATTATGTCTAAAGGTAGCAAAAGGAGACCTGAAGATAAAAAGAAAATAGATGCAAATTGGGATAACATATTTAAAAAGAAAGATGCCAACAAAATTAAAAAAAAGCGTAAAACATTACAACAGAAAGACAGGTAAAACTACTGTTGAACATTTTTATTTACACGCTACACCCATGACTGAATTAGAACGGATTGCTTATGATGATAAAGCTAATCCAAAGTTAAGAATAAAATGTAGAAGGGAATTGATAAAACGTAACAAATGTTTAAGTATTTAGAAGATTTAATTGATAAATTTTTAGAATGGTCATTACAAAGACAGGCAAACAAATTATTTAAAAGGAGAAAATAAATGACAGATTTAGTAAACAAACCGCCACATTATAATAAGGGTGGTGTTGAGTGTATTGCATATATTCAGCAACAATTAGGATCAAACTTTCCTGCATATCTTGAAGGTTCAGCAATTAAGTATATTCACAGACATAGATATAAAGATGCCAATATACAAGACTTAAAGAAAGCAGTTTGGTATATTAATAAGCTGATAGAGCATTATGAAAATTTATGAAGATAGATGCACATGAAATACACTACGTATATTGTATTGATTGTGAAATAGATTATAGGGTGATTGAGATAGAACCTTCACAAAATGTAAAAGAAGTAGAACCTTTTATATGTCCGTTTTGCGGTAATAAAAAAACTGAATTTTATTATATAGATTTAGATGATGAAGATAGATAAACAGAAACTAAAAGAAAAGATAGCACAAGGCAAATCAAGTACAGATGTTGCAATGTCTTATGGTGTTCACCCAACTACAATAAGAAGAAAAGCAAAAGAGTTTGGTTTGAAGTTTGCAACCAAATCATGTTGGAGAAATCATCAATGCAAGTAAATGTTACAAGCAATGTTGCGTTTGTCGAAAAGCGATTAAACAAAATACAAAAGAAACAAATACCTTTTGCTACTTCTGTTGCAATAAACAATACATTATTTGGTTTACGTAAAGAGATGGGTAAACAGGTTGATAAGAAATTAGATAGACCCACGCCATTTACTAAAAGAGGTTTCTTGGTTGATAAGGCTAAGAAAACAAAGCTATTTGGTATTTTGTTTATGAAAAATAAAGTAGCAGATTATATGCAATATCAGGTAGATGGTGGGATACGTAAAGAAACAAAAATGATACCAGTCCCATTTAAAGCAAATGCAAGATTAAATAAATACGGAAACATTATTGGTAAGCGTACAGGTCTAATTAAAAAAAATTCACAATTTATAGGTACAATAAATGGTACAACTGGTGTTTGGGAAAGAACTAACAAGAACAAAAGAGTGAAACTAATGATTGGTTTTGAGGGTCAGGTGAATTATAAGCCAAGATTTCCATTCTATAAAATAGCAAGTAAGTATTCAGGTAGGTTATTTCCAAAGAATTTTGACAGGGCTATAACTAAGGCTTTAAGGACTGCTAGACGATGACGGGTCCTTTCTGTTGGTCTACTATGGGTTATTCGCGAC